CAGTTCGTACTGCAAGTTCCAATTCCCATTTGTATGCCAAGCATTAGGATCACCGCAGCAAATTCCAGCCCTTAGTCGGTAACGACCAGCAGGTACTTCCATTGAGATATACGATTGCAGCCCAATAGAGTCGTCAATGCTGTAAAGCAAAGTTCCTGCTTCGTTGTATAGCCATAACATCGGATCTGAGTTATACCCAGTAATCATATAAGTTTGCGCTATAAACTGCGTTGTCTCGCTGTAGTCAAACCAAACATCTGTTGGTTCTGTGATTATTAAGTTTTGGGCTTTAGCGGGGGATGCAAAAAGAGAAATAATGAGTAAAGGTATTAATACCCAAGAACCTTTTTTAAATTTTAATTGTCTCACCTAACAATAATACTAGATTACGAGTTAAGCAGAGTACTCAACACCACTAATCGTAAAAGTACATTTGCTGTTAGCGTTTACTATATAAATTTTTTGAGCAGCATCAAGAACAATTCCTGCATCATAAGAAATAGTTTCATTAGCATTAACAGTGAATGTCTTTAAAATAGCATTATTGTTACCCGGAGTGCCAGCAGACCCTAGTAAGTGAATATCACATGTAGCAGCGGTTCCTGTAACATTGCAGATGTTAATATTTCTTACTATTGAATAACTTCCTGCAGTATTAGAGACTGTATAGACATTTGAAGCGGTGTCATTTCCGATATATAAATTTTTTGGTAATAAGTTAGCCATTAGACCCCCATCCAGTAAAGGATTTGACCGTCAAAGACGGTTGTGTTCATTGATTGAACAGCGTTTGCGTCAAGTACATGATCAACAATTGAGCCAGCAGCATGCGCAACAGCAGTTGTTCCATCATAACCTCTTCCTTCAACAGTAAAAGTATTTATACTTCTTGCAGATATAAGAATTTTTTCTTCAAAAAGAGTCGCTCTGTCAATAACAACAACAAATTTATTCAATGCACCAGTTGGGAAACTAGAGCCATCTGCTACATCAAAAGAGGTTGATGAATTTGAAATATTGGCAGTTAGAGCCTGTGCAATTACAGCGCCAGAAATTTCTCTTCTTTCAATTGGCATATAAACTCCTATTAGTCGATAGTGATGTCTAAGTCACCAGCTGCAACTCTTAATGTGTCACCAGCGTCAAGAACCTTATTTGCAGTCAATGTTCCATGAACAAGAAGGTTTCCACCAGTAGAGTTGTCAAGAATACCAACAGCAACGACAGTGCATGCAGGCATTCCAGTAAAGTCAAGGTTACTTGTATTGGAAGAAGCACCACCGACTGAGGCATCAAACACGCCTGCAAGCCTTGCATAACTTCCACCTGTAACTTCGGTTCCCGCAGATGCATCTGCTGGGGCAACTGTATACAAAGCAACATATGTTGTTGGCTTTGTATAAGCTGTTGTTCCTAGAACATGGTCAAGAACCTTGTTTTCGGCATAATTTGAAAGGCTACCAGCCATAATTAATCCTCCTTGGAATTAAGATAATCTTCAAGTTCAACCGTATTCGGAAGTCTAAAATTATCAAGAGTTAAAAGAAAGTTAGCAGCATCTTCTGAAACTTCTTGGATGTAATTCTCTCTTGTAAATTGAATATCACCAGATGAGTAAGAGTACCCAGTTTCAAAAATAATAATAATTTTGCCAGATTCGACACTCTCTGTCTTCTTCTCTACTTTAATTTTTGCTGCAGCCTTTTTGACTGGAGCCTTTTTGACAGCATTCGTTTCTGTTTTTGCAGAAGTTACATCTGTGCTTTTAATAACATTATCACTCATAGTTAATAGATTACCATATCCTTATATAAAATGCGAGATGGAGGGATATTTCACCCTCCACCTTGCATAATTTTTTAAATTAAATATTAAAGGCTGCGAAGCTTAATATTCTTACCGATTACATATGAATCAGCGTTTTCGATGTTTGAACCGACTCTCATAAACTGAGTGTACTCAATGGTGTCCGTCTTTGGCTTGAACTGACGATAAACAGTAATGTCACGGTAGATACCGATGATTCTATTGTTAGGGAAAGTCAATTCAATATGACCGTGTGAACCGGCTGTACCTGAGTAGTCACCAGCGAGGGTTTCTGGCATCAAAGGAATTTCAACCAACGGAATACCGTATGGTGAAAGACCAGTTGAACCAGCGCCACCGTTTCCACGCATTGAACCCTGCAAGTAAGCAGCGTCACCAGTTGTTGAACCTGGAGATGCAGCACCTGCGGTTGCAGCAGTTGCGGAGTTTGGATTGCTCAAGCTATAGATTGTATCCTGTACCATTCCAGAACCAGAAAAGAAAGCCAGCTCATTTCTGCGCTGGAGATACTTAGTTGGCAATGAACGAAGGATACGATCATAAGTAGCTCTTGAAACCTGATTACCAGCCTCATCAACTACACGACCGTTTGCCTTAGCAAGCTTTACGAAACCATCAAGGGCCTTAATAAGACCATTGTTAGAAGATGTATTACCATTGATGAACAAGTCGTCAAGGTCGTTAGCTGTCTGACGAGCCATAACCTGAGCGATGTGATCTTCAAGTGAAGCACCTTCAATGTTGTCCTCAAGTGATTCAGTCGAAACTGCCCAATCAAGACGCAACTTCACGGTGCTGATTGACACCTTTGTGAATGAGACAGCGGCGTTTGCGCCGTCATCTGTTGCCTCGGTTGCCTTTGAAAGCAAGCGAGTGCCAATGGAAACCTTATCGATTTCCATTTGTGGTGTGCGCATGCGAACGACTCTTGCGTTCTGCATGAGGACAGACTGATCAATAACAAAGTCAAGGAAACGATTTGACTGGGCTGGCTTTAACAGACCGCCTGAATCGTTGCCAACCACTCCGGTTGTTACTTCGTCAGCTTTTGATAGAATTTCTTCTTGTGATGCCATGTTGTATTCTCCTTTTATGACTCGTACCCAAGGGCGTTAATTACGCTCTGTGGTAAATATATATTGTTCCAGATAGACTTTGGAGCAGACTTGGCAATAGCCTCTTCTTCTTCATCATCTTCTGGGTCAACACTTTTTTTGATAGCACCAGCGTCAGCAAACTTGCTAACTTGCTCTTCTGTTTCAGAGAGAGCCTTTTCTGCGGCTTCTAGTTTTTCTTGAAGCTCAGCAGTGCTGGCTTCAAATCCCTTTGTAATATTGTCGATTTTATCGTTCAGCGATACTTCAATTTCTTCCTTGATGGAAGTAGCGAAGTTAGCCAACTTGTCGTCAACAACAGAACTCAGAGCATCTTTAAGGACTTCAATATCCATATGTTCCTCCTGTGTGTTTTGATTAACTTCAACTATATCTATTGTTGAAGTATTTTCTTGAACATCTGGAACAAGCCAATTAACCATTCTCTTAAGAAGAGAGAGTCTATTTATTTCTTGTTCATTCATGTCTAAGACCATATCACAGTTTACATCATTTTGCAATAAGTTATCCTGTGTTTCGATTAATTCTGTATCATCTACAGATTTATTTGTCATCATTTCATCTTTTTCCTTTTTCTTTTTCTGGGGTTGTGTTGGGGTTTTAAAACTTCCTTGTGTTGGATTTTTAATTCCCGAACCCATATTCTCAGATGTGACTTCCCCTTCCTTCTTCATACTTTTTTCTTTAGTATTCTGATAGCGTTCAAGAAGTCTACGACCTTTTGCAGCAAGTTCTGCTGCATCCTGTGCGTTCTGCGGTACTGGCTCTCCCCAAGCTGCGGCTGAAAGCGCAAGCCTTGTTGGTCTACCTTTTGGATCTTTCATTGGGCCAGATGGGTTTGTAAAGAAGCGAGTCAGGAATGAACCTTTTCTGCGCATTTTATCTGGCGTATCTGCTGCACCTCGTACTCCGGGCTTAAGATTTGCTCCCTCAGTTTCTTTGAAGTGTCTACGACCTGCAGCAGTAAGACCACCTTTGGGGTCTTTAAGGGGTTGTTTTGCTTTTTCGAAATCAATGTCTTCAATAACATCCAAAATGTAATCAAGATTTCCATCAACATCCATTTTGATAATGTCAACAATTGCCAAAGCATTAGCGGGATTATCAACAAGGCTTAGTTCACCAAGCATGTATTTTTTAATAACATTAACTGGTTTTCCACGGAACATCTTTTCAGCGGATTCAACTTTTTCCATAATCTTTCCACCAATTGAGAAAGCCTTCAAAGTTCCATCAAGTACTTTTTCCCAAGTATCTTGAGCGCCTCTTGAGATGTATGCGTGCACTTTGATTGCGTTATATGTAGTTCCGTCTTCTGCGGTAATTTCAATAGGCTCAAACCCCACCGACTTACCTACAGCAATCGGTGCATGCATCTCACGGATGTTGCCACCCCAGTTTTTAAATGCTTCTAATGAAGCACTGAATTCAACAATATCACCGGATTTATCAATGTTGTCAGCAGTAGCAATACCGCTAACAATTCTTTCTTCTCTCTTAATCATATCAATTGGGAAAGATAAATTAAAGTTTTCCATGATTACCTCGTAATTTTAAATTATACACCATTATTTGTATAATTAGCCAACTGCGTAAGCTGAAAAGCTAACACCGGCTGTAATGATTTTAATTTTTGTATAGTCGCCCGGGATTTTGTGATACACATGACTGCCATCATCTGGTGCATGGGGGATAAGAACTTGGTGTCTTCCGTTCAATTCAATAATCGCACTTGTTGTGTTGCTTTTATTCCATACAAACAAATAATCAGTATGATGTCCGATTGACACCTCACCGTCTGTGCTTGCGATAGCTGTTGTTGTATATACAATACTACTCATTTTTTTCTCCTTCAAATACCTTGACGGTATCTATATTATCGCCAGAGTCTTGACTCTGACCTCTTTCTTTTTGATCACCACTGCCTTGAACACCTGTTGGTGTTGAGCCAGCATCTGATCTAGACTTTGGTGGAATTGATGAAGCATTATTGGAATTGCCAACTGGTGCTCCTGATCCTTCCTTTTTAACTTTTGTAGGGAAAGGTAAAACTTCATCACCATCTTTACGTTCTGGCAATCCAACCTTTGTTCTAACTTCATTTGGAGAAATAACTTCAGTTCTAAGATATCTATCATAGATTCTTGATTCCATATCCTCATCCATAAGATCAATCTTATTGAGTTTAAAAGACAGAAGGTCTGTAAATTCTTTTACAAGACGGTTGAGTTTCTTTTCAATAACCGCCTGATCTGGCCCAATAACTTGCATCTTAAATGTCTTATCAGCATCTCGTGAAACAGCCAAGTTCGCATTATCATAAACTCCAACTTTAGGAGCAGGGACCCTGTTTGCGACAAGTATCTCATCACGGTTTGATTTACGATATTTATCAAAAGATGAATCTTGAATTCCGGCTTCTAATTTTTCAAACTTGATATCGGTATCAGAACCAATAGAGGCAGGCAGAGGAATAATCAAAGTGCCATGATTACGGCCTTTAACTTCATTCCTGAAATAATTAACAAGCTCCTGCTTTGAACGCTGACTTATCTTTGCGCCTTTAAGAATGATTGCATAACGAGGAATCGCTTTATTCTCAAAATAGTCAATGTTATATTCTTTAGCAAACTTATCTCCAATTATGGCTGCGGCAGCAGAAACTGCTGCTGGAATCCCATAGTAAGTATTGTTTGGTGAATACATCTTGAAATGAATAATCTCATTAGGGTTGGGATCCATATTAATTGGATCATCCATCTCTAAGTCTTGAAAGTTCCTAAAGAAAACTGCTTGAATCTTATTGCTTCTAGAAATTTGAACAAAGCCATCTCTTTTTCTACGAACCCGAACCATAGTTCCAGGAATATGACCAATATAGCCAATCTTTCCAGCGTTGTTGCGACCAATCTCTAGATAGCCATTACCAATTGTAAGAACATCTTGCCAAACACGAACCATAGTTTCAATTAAAGTTTCTTCAATATTTAAATCTTCAAAAGCGTCATCTAGTTCTTCTTTGAGATCTTGCATTTGTCGTCTCATCTTTTCAAGTTTTACCTTGTCATCTTGAACTCTTTCAATCCTTCTTTTGGCTTTTAATGTTTCTTGGAATTCATACCCAAGACCAACAGTATTCATCACACGGGCGTTAATAGCTGCATAGTGGATAGAACTTTGGTCATAAAGATGTGCAAGATTATCTAAATCATATGGGGGGTTGATAATATCCCATAGCGAATAGCCATTAACAACAAGAGGGTCAATGTACTTACTAGCCGTACCATCTTCACCCTCATATTTCTTTTGAAGTCTTTGAGCTTTTCTCTTCATCCGTGGAGAAAGAGATGACATTTTCACTGACAGAAACGGGTCTGTTGTCTTTTTTTCTGCGTCAAAGGCATTATATGAAATATCATCAAATTCCAATTCCACTTGCTCGTCTTGTACAACTTCCATTTTTTGCATTATATTGCTCTCTTGTGTGCGAAGTATGCATCATACATATCTTCATATGGGTCAGCAATTAAACCATTAGAAAGTCTTTCTGCTTGGTCATCTTTTTCAGAAGAAGAAATCTTTCTTGCTCCGGCAACCCATCTAGCAACTCCCTCGTCAGAACCTGTCCAGTATTTAGCAGCCTCTGCAACTGCTTTTTCAATCTTTGGGTCATTCATTAAACCCTCAGCCGAAAGCACTCCGTCACCATCTGACAAAGGCAATCCGTCTGGCAAAATCCAAAGACAAACGCCATAGGATCTTTCGGGAACCCAAATTTTCTTATTTTTAATAATGTCAGAACTCATATAGATACAATTCTACATCACTTTCTTTAAATTATCTACACACTGACGACAGTTTTGTGTAATTAGCGGGCAATGTTGTCTTTAATAAGTTTGATTTCACAACTATCAGTTGTACAGTAACTCTCTCCAACTGCGTCTGCAGCCATTCCTGCATACACGCCAGCAAAGTCAATTGGGAACAATCTCATCTCGCCTTCTTCAACATATTCCTTTTCAGTAATCTGTGTATAAGGCATTTGTGGATAAGTAAAGTTTCCAGAAGGTAAGAATGAAACAGTTTTAAGTTGACCATCGTACATATGAAGAACTGTGCCAACATGCTTTTGTTCAGTTTCTGAGTCAAAAGAAATTGTTACGGATACTGAGTTATCTGACCAATATCTCTGAGCAACAGAAGCAATTGCCATCTTTTCAAAGATAGTTACATCACGCTCTGCTCTTTCGGCATCAGATTTAATTGGGAAAAATACAACAGATGTTGTATCTGGCGATTCAGATGCCGGTTCAACACGGTAATTTGCCATCTTGAACAATGGAAGCATTGGATCATCATTTCCAAATCTAATTGCACGAAGGAAATATTTACCACCCGGTGTCCAATGAACCCCTGGAGATTCACCTGCAAGAATTGAAACAGTTCCCGAAGGCTTAACAGTTGTCATCTTGATTGATTCACGAATGCCAAACCATTCAGAGTAAATATTGTCATATCTCTTAACCGTTTCGTAACCGCTATTCATCCATTCACGAAGAACAGGAATTCCATTGATGTCAGCAAAGTTTGCAATACCTGACATAGAGGCACCAATACGGCGATTCCGTTGCATGATTGCATTCGTCTTTTCCCAATGAGTTGGGAGAAGCGTTACAGTCTTTGCGTAGAGGTATGCAAACTTTAAAGTTCTCTTATAGTCCTCAAGTGACTCATGGCGATTTAGATAAGTCTCAACGAGCGTACAACACTCATAGGACTCAAGGGACTGCTCTGCGCAAGGGTTATACCCAGCAACACGCCAGTCTTTGTTATTTGGGGGATCGATTAGTCGGCCATACTTACGAGACATATCCATCCAAATAACTCCAGGCTCTCCATTGAGTGCAATACCATCAACAATATTTGAAATATCAGCACCAACAGTTGTCTCAATAGAGTTATTACTCATCCAACCCCATCCCGGATTGTCAGAGTCATAAGAGTTTCTCTCAGGGAACTTTTCAACATTCTTGAGATTTAAAAATTCCTCTGTGTTACGGCCAATGAACAATTCTGCTGAACGGCGAACATTGCCCGAAACAACACATACTCCAATAAGGTTTCCAATATCTGCAATATCCACAGCAGTTATTTTTTGCCCCGCACGGCCATGAAACATTTTCTTAATAGCCTTATGAAGTTTAATCAATGGATCTGGTCCTGAGGCAGTCCCCCCAAAAGTTGCAATAGGCGAACCAAATGGGCGAATAAGAGAATAATCAAACTCAATAGTTGGCTGATCAGGCTTTAGGTACGAATTAATCAAATCTCCCGTTGCTCTTGCCCAACTTTCACGATCATCTGCGATGATGTCTACAAAAACAGAATCTTTTGGCTGATAGATATAAAAATCTTTATCAGAACCTTTATCATCAAAACCAACTCCAATTCCAAGCATTGACGCTTCCATAAGAAACATAAAAGGCTCAGCTGGATTGTCTTTTGTCATCTCAGTTGTTGAAACAAAGGCGCAGTTTTGCAAAGCAGCAGAGTTCTTGTGGATATTGACAAGAGGTGTTCCCATAATCCAAAGACCACGGCCCGGTGGTGTCCACTTAAGATTAAACAAACGATCAAAAGCTTCTTTAGCACTTGCTTGTGCCTTCGCACCATTCCAAGGAAGTCTATTTTTTCTACAATGTTCTTTCTGCAAAGAATACATTCCGTTAATCACACGCTCGCAAACATCGACCCAAGTTTCTTTTGTCCCATCAGGCTTCTTCCGAGAATATGTACGAAGAAAAGTAATTTCTCCAACAGAATTCCCTGCTGCGTCTTTGTAGCCGAAGGGAGCCTTTTTCTCTTTGTAAGATGAAACAAAATCTTCGCTTAGTTTAAAAGTAAAAAGCGGTGTTGCTTCTGGGGTTGGGGTAATGGTCATTAAATCTCCTAAAAATGGTGTATATCAATATTATCAAACACTGATGAGCTTTGGAATAATTAATACTTGGGTCAGTTAAAAGTTTTCTGATAATCTTCGTATCTAAGAAGTATCTTATCAGCGACTGCGCCCCAAGACCACTCGGAATGAATAGTTCTTGCGGATCTTAAAGCAAAGTTTGAAATTTCTTGATACTCATTGGCAACATTTTTCATTGCATTTAAAAGTTCATCAAAATTTGGAGAAGCCCAATATCCGGTATCATCATTGTAAACATGATCGTGCCAATCTGCTTTAATCATTGTTGCAGAAATTGGAATTCCTAGTTGAGCATAATCTGTACAGCCAGTTGCGTTTGTAATAATCGTAGGCAAACCTGTTGCCATTGCTTCAAGAGGAATTAATCCAAAACCTTCACCGCTTGTTGGATAAACCATACAATGACATTTGTGATATAAACGAATTAAGTCATGTATCTCAAGAATAGCTGGAATACCCATAATCTGAGGATGGTTAATTGCAGGAACTAGACTGTCATTAATATAAACTTCTGCATGGCAATAATTATTGTATTTAAGAATCAATTGATAGTCTAAATTACCATCGTAAAGTTCTAGAAAAGCATCAACCACAAGTTGTGCATTTTTTCTTTTAGAATCTCCACCTACATGAAGAAAATTAAACTTTCCAGTCAATTCTCTTTCAAAGATTTCCCAATCTGGAGTAACGCCATGAGGGATTACATGAATATTTGTATGTACATTATTCTGTATATAAACATCTTTAACAAAATTTGATGTTGTCCAGATTTCATCACATTGACTCATATTGTGTAACCAAGATTTAGGAACTTTAGTAGACTCCCAAGGGGTATAACCAATTTTGTATTTATTTCTTAATTGATAATAATGAGGATTACAGAAGTTAACGTGATAATCAAGCTCTTCTCTATTATAAAAGACAGCGGTTTGCTTCTCCTGTAAGGCTTTAATAGTATTAATGCCAGCATTATAGTAACCTTGGCTATACCAAAGTTCACCAGACTCATCTAAATTGTTAAGGCTGAACCAGCTTATTTTATTCATTTGTTTTAGAAATTCTGATCATTAACATTGGCATCTAAACACTTTACACCTTTTGCCATAAGAGCGAGTGCTGTTTCTTCAGATATTTCACAAGTTATGGGGCGATCGGTGTACATGCACCTTGTCGCTCCCAGATAAAAGTCATCAAAATGAAAAATAGTTATATGTTCAGGGTCTACGATTATAGCAGGGCCATAGTCATCAGACTCAACAACTGCTATTATTTCCATGCTATCAATCATATCACTCCTTGTAATATTAGTAATCTAAGTATATATAAGTATATAAAGTATATATAGCATACTTAGTATACTAAGCATACTAGTATGTGGAAGCGCTGGAACGCTTCAGCGTACACCATTTTCTTCTTCAATGTCGAAATAAAATACTTTTTTTTTAAAGAATTTTTCTTCAAACCCTGCTAAGGTGTCAACCCATGGATTACAAAAATAAAGTTTACGATGTTTTAGACCACGGTGAGGTTGAATTGCTTGATGTTATGGGCAATGACCTTTCAGTAGTTAATGCTGCCAAAGTTTCGTTTGCAGCGCAAGTTAAGGAGATTAATGAATCTTCTATTGGACTTATCAATTATTTAATGAAGAATAAACATGCAACACCTTTTGAGCATGTAATTTTTAAATTTAGAGTTAAAGCCCCAATCTTTGTCACAAGAGAATGGATGAGGCATCGCTGGTCGTCATTTAACGAGATGAGTATGAGATATCATGTTCCTCCAGTTATTGATTACTATATCCCAGCAAATAGCAATATTCGCAAACAAGTTGGAAAGCCGGGGGCTTATACCTTTGAAGAAATTGAAGATTCAGAACTCAAGTCTTTAGTTACTAGACGGATGCAAGAAGTTATTGGCTATGCGGATCTTGTGTACAGAGATTTACTTGAGCTAGGTGTAGCAAAAGAGGTAGCTAGATGTGTTTTGCCAGTTTCTCAGTACACAGAGTTTATCTGGACAGTTAACGCTAGAAGCCTTATTAACTTTATTTCTCTAAGAAATGAGTCTAATGCTCAGTACGAAATTCAGCAATATGCAGTAATTATAGAAAGTTTTTTTGCAAATATTTTACCAATTTGTCATGACGCTTTTATTAAATCAGAAAGAAATGCTATTTAATGAAAATATCTCATTATCCAGAGGATGGGGATTTTAATGATATTGAAACGCTTTCTATCACAATAAAGGCAATCCCCTTTGAGGGTAACTTTGTCCCAGCTTTTGTGATTACATCTCCTGATGACGACTACACAATTACACTTGATGAAGTAAACTGTTTAATGGATGGCGTTGAAATCGCCCAGAGAAAAGTTGATGATATAATCACTTTCATCTTAAGAAGCAAAGTTTTTAATGACAAGGAGGATGAAGATGTTGATGGGGAGAGTGATTCCTGATTTCCCATACCCAGTGAAATTATGCCCATACTGCAATAAAAAGTTGATGGTCGTAAACGCAGTGCACTGGCAGGGGGATGAATATCAGTTTAAGGCGGTCTATCTAGACCCTAATCCTATATGCCCAGTTTATGACGAAGAAGCTATGCAGGCTTATGCAAGAATCTATTATTCTTCTGAAGATGCTTTTGAATATTTTAGAGATGTAAAAATTCCGGTCCAGAGATGGTCTAGAGACGAACTTTATTCCGTGTATCAATAAAAATAATGGTATAATTGGTTTGTTATGCACGTAAAATCTTCATCAGAGAATATTTCAGAATCATTTGATGAAGAAGCCCTTGAAGAGACTCTAAAATCCTTGAAAGACTGGTTTAAAGAGAAATGGGTAGATATTTCAAGGCCAAAAGCTGGTGGTGGTTTTGAACCATGTGGTCGTGATGATGCAGACACTGGCAAATACCCCAAATGCGTTCCAGCCTCAAGAGCTGCAAGAATGACACCTGAGCAGATTGCGTCTGCTGTCAGAAGAAAAAGAACTGCTGAGGCAACTCAGAGCAGAGATGGTAATAAGCCAATAAATGTATCAACAGAAGGGAACAAAATGGAAAAAGCAAATGTGCCAACAGACCCGGCTCTCTATGCCAGGGTTAAAGCCGCGGCTAAAGCAAAATTTGATGTATATCCCTCAGCATATGCAAACGCATGGCTTGTTCGGGAATACAAAAAAAGAGGAGGAGGTTACAGAGTGACAAAAGAAAATGTGAATAAGGTCGCAGAAGATCTTGTGGAAGAAGAAGCAGCACTTGCCGATGCGTTGATAACAATTGCAGGCAATTACGGAAAGTTTAATGAAGATGAAACAGGCATTTACGCTGCCTATGACAGCCCAGAAGAGAATGAAGTTAAAGATATTGGCGTTAAGTGCGCAAATTGTGTTCTATACGAAGGAGAGGGTGTTTGTAAAATCATTGCCCAGCGTGTAGAAGAAGAAGGAAAGTGCAGGTTTGCTGTAATTCCGGATGGACTCGTAATGCCAGAAATGGATGATGAATACGAAGAAGAGGATGATATGGAAGAAGATTCAATGTCTAACCTCATCTCTATGATTAGAGATTTATTTAATAATAAGGAGAAATAATATGAAATATAATATGGAAAAAATGATTGAAGACAACACTGCAATGAAGAATTGGCATGAAAACATGGCAAAGGCTTCGGCAGAGGCAATGCAAGATCACATTAAGGCAGCTGCTTGGCATAACTCGCAGTCAGATCTTCTCAAGGGTATGATGAACGAAGTTCCTCTTGACCCAGAGAAGAAAGTGTCTTCAATTCCAATGGCTGGCTCAGCACCTACCCCGACATCGGGTTCAGGAAAGACTGCTCCAACAAAGGAAGTTGCTCTTGATCCAGATACTGTTAAGAAGTCTGATTTGATTGCTGTTCTTAAAGAACACGCAGAGCAAATTGGTAATCTTGATGCTGATGTTGATGCAATTGCCAACTTTTTGATGAAGTAAACATGGATACCAGCATTGTAGTAGCGCTGGTTGCAGGAATATTTTCTGTACTAGTAACTTTGATACAGAAAACACGTAAAGAGAATAAAAACGACCACAATATGGTATATGATTCTATTTTAGAACTTAAATCTGATGTTAAAGAAGTCGGTAATAAATTAGATGGTCATATTGACTGGCATTTGAAGAAAAAATAAGCTTGTAGGGCGCTTTTGGGCGATGATATTTCGAAAGATTATTGTTGTGTACAAAGGCGCTCTACTTTTTTGTCCAAAATGAGCAACAAAATAGAAAATGACCTGCTATCATGAAGAAAAGCACAAGAAGGAAAACAAAATGCTCAGTACTCAACAAGAAAAAACACTTATTGCAATGATTCCATCTGACTCAGCCGGGGAAGATAGAAGAGCTGCTTATTCTGTAATTGCAGGAATCAAAGATGACAAGAACATGAAACAAATTGCTACATATTATTCAGTTAGCGATGAGCTTGTTTTGAAATGGTATAACTTTTTTTCTCTTGAAGATCGCTCAGTGTCAACAAAAGGTCGCCGTGGTCGCAAAGGCAAGGACCTTACCAACTATGTGAAGACAAATTTTGGCAAAACAATCACTCCAAAGCTTGTTGTTGAAGAATTAGGAATTTCACTTCCTACTTTTTATAATTTTTACAATGCAAATAGGGGGTTTTTTAAAAAAGTAAAAAGAGGCGAGTTTCAAATTGTAGACCCAAGTGCTGAAAGAAGTGCCTCCAAGTGAAAACTCGCTTTCAAGAGTGTCTTGATGTTGACAACTTGACATACAGTGACTGGGATAGTGCTGCTGAGCATTGTGTTGATAAAATATTCAACTTCTCTGAGCAGTGTGGTCATAAACATATGCTTGATGT